AACAATTGTAACACCTGTTGATTCTGAAAATGATCAAGTTTTAGCTCAACAAAAGATGATCGCTATGAAGCTTATTGCAGCTTCAGATACATCTCATGCTGTTACACGATATAACTGGACATCTGGTACTACTTACGCAGAATATGATGATCAAGATTCAGCACTTACAACAAAACAATTCTATGTTTTGACTGATGACTTTAACGTTTATAAATGTTTAAAAGCTGGTTCAGGCGCATCTGTTGTTAAACCAACAGGTACTTCTTATGAAGTAAATGCCGAAGAATCTGATGGATATATTTGGAAATATATGTACACTTTATCAGGTACAACTACAGATAAATTCCTAACTAATACATTTATGCCAGTTCAAACACTTGGCTCAGATGACGGATCTCTACAATGGGACGTTCAAGCTAATGCTGTTGATGGTGCTATTTACAGAATTAAAGTAACAAATGGTGGAAGTGGTTATACTTCTGCACCAACAGTCACTATTACAGGAGATGGTACAGGTGCCGCCGCTACTGCTACTGTTTCAAATGGTGAAGTTACAGAAATTTTAATTGATACTGATGTAAATGGTTTATTTACAGGTGATGAAGGATCAGGTTATAAACAAGCAAATGTAACTATCACTGGAGGTGGTGGTTCAAATGCTACAGCAAGAGCAGTTATTTCACCGGTTGGTGGACATGGTGTTGATGCTGTTACAGAACTTGGTGGTTTCTTCACAATGTTAAATGTTCAATTAGATGGCGAAGATGGTGCTGGTGATTTCCCAGTAGATAATGAATATCGCCAACTTGGTATGGCTCTTAATCCATATGATTATGGAACAACTAATGTTTCAACAGCAACTACAAGAATTGCACAACAATCATTAACTTGGACTGGTTCTATTACTGGTAATATTAATGTTGATGATACAATTACTGGTGGTTCTTCGGGTGCAGTTGCTTATGTTGACTCTATAGATACAGATAATAATACAATTCGTTTCCATCAGGAAGCTGCAACTGGTTATACAGATTTTGCACCAACCGAAACAATTACTGCTTCAAGTGGTGGTTCGGTAAGTGTAACAGCAGTAAATGATCCTGAGGTTGATAAGTTTACAGGCGAAGTTTTATATATTGAAAACAGATCTGCAGTTAATCGTGCTACTGATCAGATCGAAGATGTTAAATTAGTACTTGAATTTTAAGGTTTAAAACATGGCTATAGATTTTAATACAGATCCGTATTTCGATGATTTCGATGCTGCTGGATCAGACGGTCTCACTCCTCAACAAAAATATTATAGGATATTGTTTAGACCCTCTGTTGCAGTTCAAGCAAGAGAATTAACTCAATTACAAACCTCACTTCAAAATCAAATCAGTTCATTTGGTGATCATGTATTTGAAGATGGTGCAATGGTTATTCCAGGTCAAACAGCACTTGACCAAGAATATGGATTTATTAAAGTCGAAGATAACTATAATGTAACAGTTGATGTTGAGGCTTACAGAACAGAATTTGTAGGCACAACAATTACAGGCCAGACTTCTGGCGTTCAAGCTAAAGTAGTTGGTTCTACTGCTCGTACTCAAAGCGGTGATCCTATTACTTTGTTTGTTAAATATTTAAATAGTGGTACAGATAACGAGACGAAACAATTTCAAGCTGCTGAATTAGTATTATCAGATGGATCTACTCCAAGATATGCTGAGATTCAAGCATCTTCTGAAACTCCGGTTGGGTTTGGAGCTGCAGCTAAAATTGAAGCAGGTATCTATTACATTTCAGGTACATTTGCTTATGTTACATCTCAAACTTTAGTACTATCTAAATACACAACAGATCCAAGTGCAAGAGTTGGTTTAACAGTTACAGAATCAACAGTTGATTCAACAACCGACGCTACACTAAATGATAACGCAAATGGCGCACCTAACTATGCTGCTCCTGGTGCTCATCGTTATAAGATTACTCTTACATTAGATTCAAAAGGTTTAACTGATACAGATGATGAAAACTTTGTTGAATTATTAAGAGTTGAAAGCGGAAGAATTACAAAGAAAGTACGTGCTACTGAATATTCAGTACTTGAAGATACACTTGCTAGACGTACTTATGATGAATCAGGTAACTATACAGTTCGTCCATTTAATATTGATGTAAGAGAAGCATTAAATGATGGATCAAATAGAGGTATTTACACTGCTGATGATACAGAATCTGCAGTTGAAAATGGTTCATTACATACAGATCAATTAGAAGCAGATGTTGCAGTTGGTTTCGAACCAGGTAAAGCTTATGTTCGTGGTTATGAAATCGAAACATTATCAACTAATTATGTAAGAGTTGATAAAGCAAGAACAACAGAACAAGTATCAAATCAGGTAATTGCATTTACTCTTGGTAACTATACACTTGTAGATAACGTAACTAATTTCCCAAATGTACAAAACTTCGATCTATTAGATTTAAGAGATGGTGGTACAGTAATTGGTACTGCAAGAGCAAGAGCATTCGAACATCATAGTGGTACAGTTGGTACAACAGGTGCACAATATAAGTTATATCTGTTTGATATTCAAATGTCAGCACCAAACGTATTTACTTCAGTAGATGAAATTCGTTTAAATAATTATGGTAGTGGTGACTTTACATCATCAACTGTTTTAGATGGTTCAAACGCACAATTATTTGGCACAGGTAATAATAAATTATTATTCCCGTTATCTCGTTCAGTAATTGAAACAGTTAGATCATCAGATCCAGCAAATCCAATTGATACAATTATGACAGTAAGAACTGTTGTAACCGCATCTTTATCATCAGGTAAAGCTTCATTTACTCCTGATACTGCTGAAACATGGTTAAGTCCTTATTCACCAGCAGATTATATTGTATCAGATGCATCAGGTAATATTTACGATATGTCAGTTACAGATGGTGCTGTAAATGCTAATAATACAACTGGTGCTCGTCTTTATATCGATGCAGTTACAGATGACTTAGGTATTGATTTAAGTGGTGCTGGATTAACAAACGAAACTATTACAGTACTTGCAACACTTACTAAATCAGCTTCACAAGAAAAAGGTAAAGACCTTAAGACTAATCAACAAACTGCTGTTGCAACTCCAAATACTGTTGCAAATGGTTTTGATTCAATGGGTAAAGCTGATATTTACAGATTAGTTGCAGTATATGATTCAGAAAATTCTGGCACAGATGCAACAACTTCAGATTTAGATATTACTGAAAGATATGAATTAGATAACGGTCAACGTGATAACTTCTATGATCTTGGTCGTATTAAATTAAAATCAGGTTTTGCAGCTCCAACTGGTAGAATCCTAATTGTATTTGATTACTTTGATCATTTAGATTCAAATAGAGATTATTTCTCTGTTGATTCTTATGCTGGTCAAATCGATTACGAAGATATTCCAACATATAATCTTGGCGGTGAAGATATTCAACTTAGAGATTATTTAGATTTTAGACCACGTGTTGATGATTCTGGTACACAATTCACTGGTACTGGTGGTGAATTAACTAAGATGCCTAAGATTTCATCTAACATGTATGCAGACTTTAGATATTATCTCCCTCGTACAGATAAAATTTACGTAGATCCAAAAGGTGAGTTTGGAGTATTACAAGGTGTTCCTTCAACTAATCCATCGGTTCCTACTGATCCTGATGAAGGAATGGTAATTTACACTATCGAACTTGGTGCTTATACATTTGGTCCAACTGATGTTTATCCTACATTCATTGATAACAAACGTTATACAATGCGTGATATTGGTAGACTTGAAAAGAGAATTAATAATTTAGAATATTATACTTCACTTTCATTACTTGAAAAAGAAACAGCTGACCAACAAATCTTAGATTCAAATAATGTAGATAGATTTAAGAATGGTTTTGTTGTAGATCCTTTCTATGGTCATAATGTTGGTAATCCTTCAGATCCTGATTATCATATTTCAGTTGATTCAGAAAAAGGTGAAGCACGTCCTCAATTCTCAGAAAGTAATGTAAGATTAGATTTAAATGCTACATTATCTGGTACTGCAGGTACAGATTATCAAATTACTGGTGATGTTCTTTCATTACCATATACACATAGTGCTATTATTGAACAACCTTATGCATCTGGTACAGAAAATGTAAATCCATATGATGTATTCCAATGGGTTGGTGCTATCGATATGTCACCATCACAAGATGAGTGGAAAGATACAGAAACAAGACCTGATCTAGTTGTAGATAATCAAGGTTTATTTGATGTTGTAAATACACTTGCAGATGCTGCTGGTGTAACAGGTACAGTTTGGAATGAATGGCAAACACAATGGACTGGTAGAGAAACAGTTTCTGTTTCTGGTACTCAACGTTCTGGTCGTAGATTATTCCAAGAAATTATTACAGCACAACAAGGTGTTCAAGCAAGATCTGGTTTAAGAACTTCAATTGCACCTGATACAATTCAAACATCATTTGGTGAAAGAGTTGTTGATATT